AAAACGGTAACTTTACCACCACTGCCACAGACAGCTTGGCAGTAGCAGATCCCTTTATCTTTTTGGCCAATACCAATGCAGGTGACAGCTTTGACATGGGTGTGATTGCCAGTTACAACGACGGCACACAAAGATACACTGGTTATTTTAGAGATGTCACTGACGGCAAATACAAACTGTTTACCAACCTGACAGTGCAGCCTACCACAGTGGTTGATACCGCTGATCCCAGTTTTAAATACACGGATCTAATACTCAGCAATGTCACTGCCACCGGCAACGTTGAAGCAACATTTTTTGTTGGAAATGGTAGTCAGCTCACAGGCATCTCCACTGCCAGCAGTGGTATTCTCAATGGTAATAGCACAGTAATCATCCCCTCCAACAACGGCAACATTTTAGCCAATGTCAACGCTGTCACTATTGGTTTATTTTCTGCAGGCGGGTTAGCTGTAGCTGGAAATTTAACATCCACCGGCACTGCCAGTGCCACCGGCAACATCACTGGCGGAAACATTATAACTGGCGGATTGATATCAGCTACTGGCAACATAGCGTCTAGTGCCAACGTGTCAGGTGGCAACATCATAACCGGCGGCGGTGCGTTTGTTACTGGCAACGTTGAAGGTGGCAATATCGCCACCAGCGGCAACACACTCACAGGCAACCTCAGCGCCACGGGAACAATTCTTGCATCATCAGTTGGTGCAGCAACACTATCCTCAACTCGAACTAGCAGCTTTGGTGGGACCATTTACACAGTTACCATACAAGGCACTCAATCAACCGGCGATGTAAGGATAGGAGGGACCGCCGGTACTGGCCCCATTGTGCTAGGTCAATCAACTGCTTCACAAACACTGTTTATTGGCAACGGTGCCACCAGCAGCGGCAACACCAAGACCATATCATTTGGTGAAAACGGCGCAGCAGGATCAACGACCAATATCAATATTGGCCCTGTTGCAGCCGCAGGCATTGGTACAGCAACATTTGCCACCGGAACCACTGTGACTGTAGCAAACACTGGTGGATCTGCGCTGAGCGTGGCAGGTAACATCACTGGTGGTAATATATCAGCCACCGGCAACGTTAGTGGCGGTAATGTCACTACTCCAGGTGTGGTATCGGCCACTGGCAATGTAAACGGCTTTGAACTGAATCTTGCCAATCTAAGAATAAACACAAGGACTGTGGCATCAGAGCCTTACGCACAGGTTCAAAGTCTCAATGCCACCAATCTCAATCTTGTGGCAGCAGCCACTAGAGGCGCTAGCCTATCTAGCGAAGATTTCGCCCAGCTTTATTATACTTCCAACATAGCCAATGTTGATCCCATCAATGGCAATGACCAAGCCATATGGTTGGGTGTGGATACCAACGGAGTATATTACAGCAGCAATGCATTTCCTGCAGGTCCAACCTGGACAGCAGCTACGAACCAGTTTAATTTTACTGGAAATGTAACCGGAAATCTACAAGCAACATTTGTTGGCAACGTTCAGGGCGGCAATTTAGTAAGTCTTGGATTGATGTCGGCCACAGCCAACGTCACAGGCGGCAACATAACCACGCCTGGTTTAATCACAGCCACAGGCACAATACAAAGCACTGCCAACATAACCGGTGGCAACATCATCACTGCTGGGCTGATCACAGCCACAGGTGCTATACAGAGCACTGCTAATGTCACTGGCGGTAATATATCCACTGCAGGACTAATCACAGCCACTGGAAACATCACAGGTGGCAACGTGATTACTGGAGGGTTAATTACAGCCACTGGTGTAATTCAATCAACTGCTAATGTATCAGGCGGCAACTTGATTACAACTAACTTGGTTCAAGGTGCCACAGTCAGCGCTACGACTAATGTAATTGCAGCTAATGTGCAAACTGGTACACTAAGCCTAAGTGGCAATGTGTTGACAGATTTGAATTCAACCAGTGGTATCACTACCACAGCCAATATCACTGGTGGTAATATTATTGCTAGTGCGGCATTTTCCACAACTGGTAACGTCACTGGCGGTAACTTGATCACAGGCGGGTTGATAACCGCAACAGGAACCATCCAAAGCACAGCCAACATCACAGCAGGTAATTTGATCACAGGTGGTTTGATCACTGCCACTGGTACCATACAAGCCACCGCCAACATCACTGGCGGAAACATAATCACAGGTGGATTGATCACTGCCACTGGTGCTATTCAAAGCACAGCCAATGTCACAGGCGGAAACATAATCACAGGTGGATTGGTTTCAGCCACAGGCAATGTCACAGGTGGCAATCTGCTTGTGGCAGGTAACATTAGAACAACCACTGGTGAACTTGGTATTTTGACAGCTTCAAATGGCAACATTAGATTGATTCCCAATGGTACAGGTCAAACCATTGTCACTGGACTGTTGTCAGTGACCGGTAATGTTACAGCAGCCAACGTAGACGTTGCTACAGGCACCGTGAGACTGGGTAACATTATCAACGCCAACGGCAATGCTATAGGCAACATTGGTGCTGCAGGTGCAGGCTTCAATATAATCTTTGCACGAGCAACATCTGCATTGTATGCTGACTTGGCAGAAACATACTTGGCAGATGCAGACTATGCGCCGGGCACAGTGGTTGTGTTTGGTGGAGACAAAGAAGTCACAATGAGTCGTCAATCCAGTGATCCAAGGGTGGCCGGTGTGATTTCAACCAATCCTGCGCATGTCATGAACAGCGGACTTGAGGGCGAACACACAGCAGTGGTTGCTCTTGTGGGACGAGTTCCAACCAATGTGGTAGGTCCAGTTCACAAAGGCGATCTCATGGTGAGCTGTGCCAACGGTTATGCGCAGGCATCAGCAGCGCCCATGATGGGCACAGTGATAGGCAAGGCCCTGGAAGATTTTCTAGATGAACGCGGCACAATAGAGATAGTAGTTGGTAGATTATAAGGATTCACAATGGCTTATGTAGGTAATACCCCACAGATTGGACAGTATCGCAAACTGGACAATCTCACATTTGACGGCAGCACTCAGAGCTTTCCCATTACAGTGGGCGGGCAAAGTGCCAGTCCCCCATCGTCATTTGCCATGCTGGTGAGTCTCAACAATGTGGTGCTCAACCCTGGAGTAGATTTCAGTATAACGGCCAGCACTATAAGTTTTGCAGTTGCCCCGGCTCTCAACACACCATTCTTTGGCTTGATATTTGGAGACACACTATATACTGGCACGCCCAGTGACAACACCGTGAGCACAGCCAAAATACAGAATGGCGCTATCACTTATGACAAACTGGGTCAAAATACCCAGTCGCGTTTGACTGCATTACAGATCATATTCGGAGTTTAAACAAATGGCAAGATCAAGAATTTACAATTATGTGTTTACACCAGGCACAGCCGGGCTAGGCACAATCAAAGTACCCAACAATGTTCCTATTGAAGATTTCCTGGCCATTTATAACACCACCGACAATCTGCCAATTTTCAACTTTGCAGACAATACTCTAGGGGGTACTGCGGTCTGGACTCCGGGCACTGATGCTGATTTTCCCACTGCCTATGCGGGAACAACCACACTGACACTGAACGCCAGTACAGTGACCATGAGTAGCACAGACGAACTGGCCATTTACTATGAGGATCAAAATCTCAAGGTAGTGCCCTGGAATTTTGGTGTAGATGCAATCGGCCGAAGCCGTGTTTCAAACCCTGAATCTCTGATTGACGCTGACTTTGAATACGGCTTGCAGAAAACCAAGTGGGAAAACGTCAGCACCAACAACTATATTCCGGGATTTTACGAAGACATTGGCGGCGACTTGGTATACAACGTCAACGGCTATGCCAGTCTTTTGGCCGGCGATGATTTGATTACATCTAACACTGATACAGCATTGCGCCTGAGCAATCCTACTTCAACTGTTACACCCACAAGCGTTTTGAGTCCGCAATGGGTAACCAATGATTATGCCTTGCTGATTAGCCAGACTCAAGGCAACACTCTAGCTTTCAACACAACCTATGTGACCAGCAATGTACAAAGTTCAGCGGAACGAACATTCAACGTTGGCAGTACAACTGGATTCACTGTTGGCGACAATGTGTTGTTGCTGCGCTGCCCCTTGAGCGGTGCTGGCGGCACCACTGTGGCAGTGGCCAACGTAACCAGTCCCCTTACAACCACAATCAACGTGGCCAATGCAGCCGCTGCCAACATTGTGGACGGTTCCTATATCTTGATTGCTACTGAAACAGCCAATGTGTTTGAAGCATGTGCTGTGACTGGTGTTACCGCCAACATTCTCACAGTGACACGACAAACCAACAACACAAACGCAGGCAACGCCAATCTGCTGATTGGCGCCAGTGTCACCAACGTTGATCGTATTGAGGTAGCCAGAATTGACGAAGTAACCAGCGCAACACAGGTGCAGCTCACACGTGGTTGGTACAACATTCCGCCTGCAGCACAATACGGAGTTGGCAGTGTGATGCAAAAAGTCAGCAGCAACGTTGAACTTGTACAACACACAGCAGTCAGCACTGCTATCAACGGATCACAGACTATCTCTCGTGGTCAGTTCAGCACCACTGCACTCACTGGTGCAGGTGCAGGCAGCTTCATGGTACGCATGACCGGCATTTTCTATGCCACTGGTGACAACAACATACCGCAGGTTGGAGTAAATCAAAGTGATACTCCCATTGACGCAGGTGAATTTATCAGTAGTCAAAACACAGAAAACACCAACGTTGACGGTATCAATCTTGTGTTCCAAGACAACACCAATAACTTTTTCTATTATCCACGACGCAGTCCTGCACTGGTTCCGGGCTTCCCCATCAACAACTATGCTTCAGTGGTGCGTCAGGCTTTCCCTTACACAGGTGCAAACTTTGACATTGTTAGCATTGTGAGTGACGGCGCTAACCCTAGTACCATAACAATCACCACACGATATGCACATGGCATGGTGCCAGGAACTCCAATTTTGGTGAACTTGACTTCAGGCACCAACCAAGCATATGGCGAAGGCAGCTTCCTAATTCTCAGTGTGCCCACAACCACAACCTTTACCTATCAGGCCAAGACCGGAGCCGCGGTTTCGGGCAGTCTTGATGGGCAGCTATATGTGCGAAGCAATGCCACTTTCTTGCCAAGACCATTTGATGGCGGCGTGGTAATTAGTTCTGGATCGCCAACTCGTGGTGCCAGCGCACAGCGACAAACCAAAAAATATTTCCGTTATCAGTCTGGTAAAGGCATCTTCTTCTCCACTGGTACCACACTTCAGCCCACATATGACATCGCCGACATTGTGGCTGACGGCACTGCTATCAACAGCAATATTACTGTCACAGTGGATCTGCCACATGGTCTCAATCCTGGTGCTACATGCTGGATTCAAAATGTCACAACTTCGGGCTACGATTTTGATGGTTATGTTGTGACTGAAATCGTGAGCGATATCGCGTTCAAGGTAGAAGCACAAGCAGTATTGGGCAGTGTGACTCCTATACTGGGACAGCAGCCCAGAGTCAGCATCACTAGCTGGCACGGTGCAGCGGTGAGAACCGGCATGTACGATGATCAAAACGGCATGTTCTGGGAACATGACGGACAGAATTGCTGCGTGGTTCAACGCAGTTGTACCAGTCAATTGGCAGGTCTGGTCAGCATTGGTATCAGCAGCAACTTGGTCACTGGTGATGGTACCTGTAGATTCCAAGATCAGCTCAACAATGGTGACATTGTTGTGATTCGTGGCATGACCTATGCAGTGACCAGCATCATTGACAACAACAGACTCACAGTGGTTCCTCCCTTCCGTGGAGTGGAAAATCAAACTCGCGTGAAAATGGCATTGCGTACAGAAATTCGTGTGAGACAGCCAGATTTCAACATTGATACCATAGACGGCACTGGCCCCAGTGCATTTACATATGATGCTACCAAGATGCAGATGTATGCCTTGGAATACAGCTGGTACGGTGCTGGTAGTGTGATCTGGATGATCCGTGGACAAGATGGTAGATTTGCCTGGGCACATCGTAGAATCAACAACAACGTCAACATCGAAGCATTCATGCGTACTGGTAACCTGCCAGCAAGATATGAAGCTATTAATGAAACGCCGGTCAGTGCTTTGGCCAGTGCTATTGACGCAAGTGCGACACAAATCACTTTGCTGGATGCAACAGACTATCCAGACGCTAGTGTTCCTTATCCGGTGTTTGTGATGATTGACAGTGAAATCATCAAATACACCAACAAAGAAGGCAATGTGTTACAGGGATGCACACGCGGCGCTACATTCACTCAATGGATTGAGGGAGCCAACCGAAGCTTTACCAGCAGTGCTGCTACCAGCCATGATGAAAACACCGGTGTGCTGATTATCAGTAATACCTGTACACCCCTGGTGAACCACTGGGGTAGTGCAATTATCATGGATGGTGACTTCGACGGTGACGAAGGCTTCCAATTCACTTTTAACCGTACCAACTTTGGTTTACCTAACACAATTGGTACAAAACTGTTGGTATTTGCCATGAGATTGGCGCCCAGTGTCAGCAACGGTATTATTGGTAATCTAGGACAACGCGATCTTGTGAACAGATCTGCTCTGGCACTGACAGGTTTGAATATTCAAGTTACTACTGGTCGATATCTTGTGGAAGGCATTATCAATCCCACCAATATTGACAGTGCCAATACCACCTGGGTAGGTATCAACAACGCAGGCGGCGGCTTTCAGCCCAGCTTCACACAGTTCAGTACTTCGCCAAGATACACAGACATAACGTCAGGCGGTGTAACTGACGCACCTTTGAACACCATTGGTGGTTTTAGTAGATCAGGTGTCAAAGTAACATTCAGCAGAACTCAAACTTTTAGCGGTATCAGTCCCACTGTGGTGAGTTCAAGCGGTACTGGTGCTAACGTCACTGTGCAGTTAACAAGCTCAGGAACTTCATACAGTGTTACAACCACAGCAATCACTGTACAGGTGGCAGGCAGTGGTTATGCAGTGGGCGACACACTGAGAGTTACAGGAAACTTGATCGGCGGCGCAACGCCGCTGAACGATCTGAACTTGACTGTACAAGCGGTGACTGTGGACATTCAGGGTGGTGAACGTTTGTTTGCTATTCCGGTAAGTTCGGTGAACCAGGGTGTGTTGGATCTGGGTCAAGTCAAACAGCTGGGAACTTCGGCTATTCCAGGTACAGGCACATATCCCAATGGTCCAGAAGTTTTGGCAGTGACTGTTCAATCACTAAACACAGTCAGTAACCCTGTGGGCGAAGTGCAGATCAGCTTCCAGGAAAGCCAGGCCTAAAAATTAGGTTGGGGTGATTATAGCAAAATCCTGCTCCAATCGCAGGATTTTGTCTTTTACAGCGTCAATGTTTACAGTGTTCCAAAGACCAGGATGCATGGGTCGGGGAAATATGCCTGCGTTGATCCAAGCGTAGCCGAGATGTTCGTGATTGAGCGTCGGTACAAATTCTTGATCCACGCTGCATACCCAGGTGTGATATTCAAAAGTTCTGTCAGCTGAAGTGAATTTTTCCAGTGGCACCAGTCGTTGATATTGGGGAAAGTAACCCAGTTCTTCAATGCATTCGCGTTCCATGCCGCTGAGCAAGGTTTCTCCAGATTCTAATTTGCCGCCGGGCAGCCCCCAGTTTCCAGGGTGTTTGACATCGTTGCGCAGCAGATAGAGATATCTACCAGTGCTGTTTGATCTGAACCAGACGCCTACTGCTTTTAAAGCACTAGAGTCCAGAGACCCCCTTCGTATACCCCTTGGTAACTTTTTATCCAATTTTCACCGTTCCATTCGTATTGAATTGCAGTTGTCAAATTGGTCACATACTGACCACCTGTGGTGACCTGTGCTGCAGGAAACACCACTTGCCAACGATTGCCGCGATATTCAATGATGTCGTTGGCACGTGCCACCAAGGGTATGTCCGATCGCTGCCCATCCCCGATCCAGGCAGTGGCAGCAATGTTACTGCCTTGCCCAGGAAAGCCAGTGTCTTCGGTCAAGAGATATCGTTGGCCGTCTGCAGGATTAGGCAAGCCAAATCTTGGTGCGCTGACTAAGGGATTTATCACTGCATCCACAGGCGGTAATGTATTTTGTGGTATAGTGTCAACGTCAACATCATACAGCAGAAAGCGATCGTCCAAGGGATCCAGTGTCACAGTTCCTATTACTTCGGTGCCGTCGGCCTGTGTTAGACGAATTTGGCTTACACCTGGACGCAATGTGCCGTACAGGTCAATCACAGCAGGCCAAAGAAGATTGCTGTCACTCACTATTACAGTGGGGTCAATACTGTCGTTGGCAGGCTCTTCAGCAAAAGCCTGTGCTGGTCGTGCTATCTGTATGCGATTTCCTATTACCACAACTGCGTAGTTGTAGGGAGTGATAATCTGTCTAGTGCCCAGCAGCAAATCACTGTTGAGAATGGCATTGTTGATGTCGCCCTGTACGTCATACATGCTGGCTATCACACGTTCAATTACTCCAAACTTCTTGAGTTTGGCTGGTGGACTGATCCAAATGGGCAAACTGAACTTGAGAGTAGCGATGTCTATGGTATCATTGGTGCCGGTGGGAATGGTGCGACTGCTCCAGTTCACACTGTCAAGATAAACCAAGCTGAGACTGGTCCAGTCAATAAAGTTGTCAGTGCTTTGAACTTCTAGACTGGGATTGAACAGTATCAATAACTGTTCCAATAGTTGCAATTTTTGATTGGTGTTTGAAGTCCAAATATCCAGGGTGATACCAAGACTGTAAGGTACCGGCATCAACCGTTCTATGGTAAATGCATTGCCCTGTGTGCGTTCATATGAATCTGTTTGTTCATCATAGGTTCTTTGACGCACATTTGTTTTGCTGACAAAATACGGCTCTTGCATGCGGGGCCGGTCATATTCAAGGTTGTGAACATAAAATGTCATCAATGGGCTTGATGGCAAGTTGTTGGCCGAATTTTCCTGAATTATGGTCTGTGCATTGCGTGTAGCATCGCCGTATCGTACTGGAACTCGCAACAGTGCAGCCTGATCACTATTTTCTTCGCGACCGTATTCAACTTGAAAGTTGCTGCAGATTCTAGCAAATTGCAGAAGGAATCTGCGTATTTGATCATCGTAAAAAAATTGTTGCATAAATTAACCGCCGTTGTCTGCTTGAGGACGCAGTATATCACTGAGACTCTGTCTACTGGGTATAGCTCCACGATCAGTGGTGTTGACAGTGTCGGTGTTGTTGACAAAGCCACTGCGCAAAGTTTTGTTTTCTGGTCCGTTGTTGAGACTGGTTCGCACACCATCTTCAATCTTGACCCAACGAATGCCATCGTATCTAAACAGTCTATTTGGAAAATAATCTAGGCGCAAGCAGTAGTCGCCTACCACAGGACTGACCGGAAACGCCACACCGCTGGTGACAGGATATCCATTGGGAACGTTGTCGCCAGTGAGATAGCCTCGAGTGTAACCTGGACCACTGGGAGTGATGTTCATGCCGCCTTGGGTACCATCCACAGTCACAGCAGTATCGTCAGCAGTGAGTCCATCAGGATTGGCTGGCTCCCCGTTCAAGGTTGGTTCAATGTAGAACAGAGCTGTGTCATATCCGCTCAATGGTACTTCAATTTCGGCCTGAGTCAGTATCGCATCATTGATTTCTTGATCCTTGGGCCGAGTGGTCATGGTCTCGGCCTCGGTAGGCGGCGTGTATGCCATCCAATACTGTGCATTGGTAATGTCTATGCCACTGGGAGTGTTTTGAATGGCTTGATAATAACCACCGTTGTAGTTTACAACGGAGCCCACGGGATAGAAATTTCCATTGTCCCAGATATTTTCTGTGACCTGAGGTTTGTTTAGAATATCCTTGAATTCTTGGCTGTTGGTCATGGGCGTGGCTTTGACACGCCACACATGCGGCAACCAGGTCTGACTGAATCCTTCGCTGGCAAAAGCCGCGTCTTGGATCACGTAATATTTTGGCAACGGCAAACGATTGGGATTGAGTGGATTGTAATCTTTGAGATTGGGTATCTCAAGCACATCGCCGTTCATGAGTTTGCGCCCAAACGTGTCTATCATGTCATTGTAGTGAAACGTGATAAACAGGGTGTCGTTCTGCAAAAACAGCCCAAACTGAGTAAGGTCAAAATCAATGTCTTGTTGATTGTACACACCTCTCATGACATAGATATCTGGATCATATACTCTGTCCCGGTTTTCCAGCAACAATAGGTCTTGAATGTTCAGGGGATTTTCGTTGTCGTAAATAGGGATAGTGGCATCATTGGTCCCCTCGGTGGGACCAGTGATTGGGCCCATGTACTTGTGTACAAATATGTCAAGGCCGCCCACTGTGTACATTTCGGACACAGTTCTATCTAAAAATTGGTAATCACGAGTGCGATTTGGGCGGTAAAGGCTGAGTCTGGGCATAGTTTTGTATTTACCGCCCGTGCTTGACCAAAACTTGATAGAGTGTTATAATACTGTGTTGACCCTGGAGAATGCCATGAAAACAGCAGTAAAGCTGATCAATCCCAAAAGCCCGGACACCAAATACACCGGCCCAGAACCAGATTGGCGCAAGCAGCCTGATGTCGAAAATCGTACCAGTTCGCTGACCCGAGCGTTTACTTGGTACAACTATTTCTTTGGCAAAAAAGAAGCTCGAGACATGCTAGTGGCCTGGCTGGAATCTCAAGGCAGGAAACCTGACATAAAACGACTGCGCAGAGTGCCCGACAGCGCCATACGTTGCACAGCGGCCTGGCTGTGTCGTATGAACACAGTGGGTCTTGAGCTCACGGCCGATGAGCGGTCAAGTTTGGATCGAATGATCTCAGCAATGTTGGCACAAGAACAGACCAACGCACAGCCAGAAATTGATGAGCCAGCGCCAGCAGTACCAAAAGCCACCATACAGGATCGACTGCGTGAAAAGGTCAGTGAGTGTGCAGGTGAGATAGATGGCATGTTTGATGACTTTATTGCAGCCGGTGCCAAGATGTCAGCTGACTTCAAACCTATAGCTACCATGCGTGGCATGAATGTAGCACCGCAAATGGTCAATGAAATAGCACAGGCATGGAAACAGAGATTGGCTGAGTTTACGGCTGTGATTGATGGTACGGATGCTCAGTTGGTTGAAGCCTATCAACACCTGACCAAAATTCAACTGCGCAACGTAGTAAAATTTTGCGACACAGTGATCAATGACTGCGGTGCCTATGTACAGATCAAAAAGGTTGAACGCAAGCCACGCAAGGCAAAACCTGTGAGTCCAGAAAAGCGAGCCAGCAAGTTTAAATATCTAGCTGAATTTGCAGAACTCAAACTCAAGAGCTTGGCCGCAAGCCAGTTGGTGGACAAAAGTGAAGCATGGTTATACAATACCAAGACACGCAAACTGATTCACCTGGTTGCAGATTCACACGTGGGACAATTCACGCTCAAGAACAACACCGTGATAGGTTACAGCACTGCTGAAAGCATGCAAAAGACTCTGCGCAAACCCGCCGAAGTTTTAAAGGAGTTGATGGCCGGAGGTAAACCTGCTGCAAGAAAAACCTACAAAGACATCAAAACCACAGAAACAGCGTTCAACGGACGCGGCAACGAACACATTGTGATACTCAAGAGTTGGTGACCAGCACATGGCATATACCATAGTTGACGATTATCCTGAAGATCCTAGAACGCTGATTGGCTATGTTGAGTTTTACATTACCAATGTTTGCAATCTCAATTGCCATAACTGCAATAGATTCAACAACTATCATTTCCGCGGACACCAGCTGTGGCAAGACCATGCTGCGGTCTACGCCGAATGGGCCAAACATGTAAGATTTCAAAAAGTTACCATCCTGGGCGGGGAGCCACTGCTGAATCCCTCATTGTTGGATTGGGTCAAAGGCATCAATCAACTGTGGAACAAAGCAGTACAGATACAGACCAATGGCACTCGAATCAACAAAGTGCCTGGGCTATATGAAGTTTTGTTGCAGAGTGGTATTGATCCACGTCTGCCTTGGGTGCGCAATTGGATTGGTATCAGCATGCACAATGAAGCGGATAGAGATCGCTTGTATGAAGAAATACATAAATTTCTGCAACCGCCCATACGCATGGTCAAAAAGCACGACGCAGAAAACCACAACAACAGTGTGACCATGGGGGCTGCACAAGCATTTATTGACAAGAACAATGTGCGTATCCCAGTCTGGGATTATGATAGTTTTTACACAGCAGCCATTACTTTCAATGAATCAGGCCGACATACACTGCACAACAGTGATGTCAAGCTGGCACACGACAATTGCGGATTTGTAAGATACAAATGTTATCATTTCATAGGTGGGGCTCTGTACAAATGCGGGCCAGTGGCGCTGTTTCCGGAATTTGATAAGCAATTCAATCTAGACATATCTGATCAAGATCGTGAACTGCTCAACAGCTATCGTCCCTTGGAAGTGTCGCAGTTTGCAGATCGTGGCCAACAGTTTCTTGCCACAATTGATGACCCCATTCCGCAGTGTAAATTCTGTCCCAGTAACTACTCAGCCAATACCACAATACGAGCAGTGAGCAAAAAACCCAACAGCACATCAGGTTTTCAATGAGCAAAAAAATCTTGGCCACGTTTGGCGACAGTTGGCCAGAAGGCGCCGGCATTGGCAGCGGTCGCCGTTACGGCGAAACGCTGGCCGAACTCATGCAAGTTGATGAGTTTTGCAACTACGGATCAGGTGGTGCCAGCAACGAGGATCTTTTGTATCAATTTCAGACTTTTGTTTCACAACACCATGATGACCTAGGTAATACCACTGCAATATTCTTTTTGACCAATCCGGCCCGCACCGCACATTTTCCCAGATTTTTCAGTTGGGCCAATGCTGACACCAAGCTCAAAGAACTGTACTTGCATTTTCATGAGCCCGGGCATGAAGTCGTGCGCAGCAGTTCCACAGTGAGTGCTTTGCAGCACTGGTGTGCTGGCATGGGAATCAGGGACTTTTATTTTTCGGGCTGGGTACAGTATCACACTTGGCTGCCCGGGGTTGATCTTGACAGAATCTGGGCCAAAGGACAGGAAACCGCAGCCAACTGGTTTGGACTCTTTGAACACAACGGTGAACATTTGGTCAATACCAAAAACAATCCTTACATTGGTGCAGATGGCGCACATCCCAATCAACTGGGGCATGACATGATTGCTAGCCGCCTGCATGGCTGGATTGAGTCTACGCGGTAAATATAGGGAACGGAGTTTCCCATGGACACAGAAATTACATTACCCACGCTCAAACAAAATCTCATTGAGTATGTGCGACTGCAACTGGCTGACGAAATCGTAGATATTGAGTTGGATCCAGCACATTATGAAGCAGCCTATCAAAAAACCATAGGAACCTATCGGCAACGTGCTAACAATGCTTATGAAGAAGCCTATATCTTCATGGAGCTGATTCAGGACGTAAACATCTACACATTGCCCCAAGAAGTTGTGAGTGTGCGTCAGATTTTCCGACGCACTTTTGGCACTGCCACAGGCCCGTTTGCCAGCAACTTTGATCCGTTTGCCCAGGCATCCATCAACGTGTATCTCATGAACTTCAATACCGCAGGCGGCCTGGCCACTTATGATTTCTACACACAGTATGTGGAATTGGCTGCCAGAATGTTTGGTGGTTTTGTAAACTACACCTGGAATCAGGTTACCAAAAAGCTTCAAATCATTCGCGATCCCAAAGGCACCGGCGAAAATGTTTTGCTGTGGGTATGGCAGCTCAAACCCGAAGTGGTACTGCTACAGGATCTACAGATAAGTCAGTGGATCAAAGACTACATGCTGGCCAACTGCAAAATGATCATAGGTGAGGCCAGAGAAAAGTTTGGAACCATAGCAGGACCACAGGGCGGAACTACACTGAACGGGCAAGCCATGAAGGCCGAAGCCAAGGCCGACATGGAGTCACTTATTCTGCAACTGGTCAACTACGTTGACGGTAGTCAGCCTTTGACCTGGGTCATTGGATAACTAGTATCACAATTCAATAATTTTCCATGCTATAATACAGCATGGACCTGATGATTGATCTTGAGGGACTGGCCACCGGTCCTGACACTACCATTCTAACCATTGCTGCGCAGGCATTTGATCCATTTGGGTCCGGTTGGTATCCGCAGCATTACTATGCAAGGATTGATCTTGACAGCCAACCTGATCGTAGAATAGAACAGGGCACTCTTGAATGGTGGGCTACTCAGCCAGCAGCAGCCAAAAACGAAGCTTTTGCTGAAGATAATCGAGTGCCTCTTGATCGGGCGTTGGATGAATTGGGCCGCCTGATTTGGCACAGCAAGCGAATCTGGGCACAGGGTCCAACATACGACATGAACATCTTGGAACATGCATACAAAAGCTACAACAAACCCATTCCCTGGAAGTATTTTGCTGTACGTGACAGTCGCACTGTTTTTTCGTTGTGGCCCGGCTTAGAGAAACCGCCCACCAGTCACCATGCCTTGGAAGACTGTCGCAGACAGATTGGTCTGTTACAGACAACTTTGCAATATCTCAAAGTCAAGGAACTGGCTTGAAAAAGTTTGTATCAATGTCTGTGGAAGGTGCCTTTCCTAATGCCATAGATCAGTACCTAGAGGAGTTGGTCACTCTCATACGCGAAAACCAGGCGCAGGTAGCGGTTTTGTTGTTGGCCACTGATTATTTCACTATACCTGACAAAAAGGACGGTCTAAATTGGATTTTAGACAGTGTCAGGGGCATGGGTGTGTCTACAGTTTTGATCTTGAACACTGATGTAGCATTTCAGGATCTGTCAGGAATCAGAGCCGACTGTGTGGAACTGATAAATTTTCACCTGTGGCGTTGTTACAATGAAATATTCAACAAGAAAAGCAGTGGAGTCAACAACAACTGGAACAGTACGGCTGATCGTTTTTTGTTTTTGACTGGCAAGCCTGATCGTCAGCATCGAGCAAGATTGCTTTGGAAATTTGAACAAGCAGATCTTTTAGATCGTTGTTGTTGGAGTTTTTGGTCAGCGCCAGATCAAGTTGATGAATTAGCCAAGCTGCTGCCAGAAATAGCTGATGTGAATCTAGCATCAAAATTGCAGTCCTGGCATCGCAATCCAGACAGCATTGAAGTCAAAAGATACGGTACTATGTATCACTATTGTGGTATTCCCTACGATGCTCGACTGTTTTCCAACACCAAATTTAGAGTGATCAGTGAATCTATATTTGGTAACATCATTCCTGCATTGCCTTCGGTTCAATTCAGCACTGAAAAAACTTATATCACTCTGTTTAATAAAGTGCCATGGATCATGGCAGCCCAGCCTGGCATTTTGGCCAGCTTACGTGGCAGAGGTTACGAAACATTTGACGAGCATCTTGTTGAACCCTATGATCTGGTGCTTGACAGCGAACTACGCTTGGATAGCATAGTGAGAAACACACAACAATGGATGCAGGAGATCCCAGACACACATGTTGTGATGCAAAAAATTGAACATAACTATCAATGTGCTTTGACCCAGGCTCGAGCCAATGAAGCTCTGCTAGAAAACTTGATCAAGCAATTTGGCATTGACGCAACACCTGAACAAATAGTACCAACTGTGGACAAATGAGGAAACCATGATCATAGGAGTATGTGGATTTATAGGCAGTGGCAAAGACACTGTGGCAGATTACTTGGTCAACACGCATTGTTTTCGTAGGGAAAGCTTTGCTGCCACATTGAAAGATGCAGTGAGTGCTGTGTTTGGCTGGGACAGAGACATGCTGGAAGGACGCACACGCAGCAGTCGTGAGTGGCGCGAACAGCCTGATGCCTGGTGGAGCCAACGACTAGGACGCGAAATCACACCGCGTTGGGTACTGCAACACTGGGGCACTGATCTCTGCCGCGCACATTTTCACGATGATATTTGGATAGCTAGCCTAGAAAACAAGCTACGCAACAGCAATGATGATGTGGTTATTTCAGACTGCAGATTTCCCAATGAAATTGCTGCCATAAGAAACTCTGGGGGCAAAATTGTGAGAGTAGTGCGTGGATCTGAACCGGTGTGGTACAACGATGCACTGCGATTCAACGCTGGCCCTAACAAAATTGGCTGGGCATTGGGCAGGCATGTCTTGGAAAAAGCCGGAATTCATGCCAGTGAATACGCCTGGGTTGGCACTGACTTTGACGCTGTGCTGGACAACAACAGCAGTGTTGATGCTCTGTACCAGCAGATCACAGATCTGGTTCAAGATCACCGCGACGCCACGGCAAGTCACTCCTGACCACTTCCACAGCGCAGTTTTGACAAATGCTGCGAAGATTTTTTATGTCGCAGTTTGAAAGCTTGCCGTCCATGTGATACACCATGATTTGAGCGCTGTATTTGGCCTTGAACCCGCAGCGATCACATATCAATTTTTTCTTGTAACCTGCTGATTCCCACAGCGGAGATCGTTTTTTGAGTCCGCGATTTTTCCTCAAACAACTTTCGCACCTGGTGCGATAGTGCGCGACCCCGTCGCGATAATAGTTGATTGCACAGGGTCTTTGGGTACAGGCCTGACAGACAGGACGTTTCATGCCATATTTATAGTAGAACCTTTGCCAAAGGGTTGGCTAGAGCAGGTTTTTTGACCCAACTCAATAAATATAGATAACTTGCAAAGGAAATCACTATGGCCTTAATATCGCCTGGCGTAGAGGTAACAGTAATTGACGAGAGTCAATACATTCCCTCAGCCGTAAACACAGTCCCTTATTTCTTGGTTGCCACAGCCCAAGACAAAGTCAGTGCTGATGGCATCACTGTTGCTGCTGGTACATTGGCTGTCAACGCAAACAAAACTTATTTGATCACAAGCCAACGAGATCTAGCTGCCACCTTTGGTGTACCATTTTTCTACAACACCACAGCAGGCACTCCCATCAATGGATATGAACTCAATGAGTATGGTTTGTTGGCAGCGTACAGTGCGTTGGGAGTTACCAATCGTGCTTATGTGCAACGTGCGAACATTGATCTCACTGAGCTCACGGCCAGCTTGAGTCGTCCACGTGGCGAGCCCAATGATGGCACATACTGGTTTGACACCACCGCCACTACCTGGGGTATTTTTGAGTGGAATCAAACCACCAATACATTTACCAACAAAGTACCTTTGATCATAACTGATGGTGCTGATGTAACAGGTACCGGCGGCACAGCGGCCGAACAGAATACTCCGCTGACCACAGTGGGCAGCATTGGTGATTATGCTGTGACCATGACCGATTCAGATGCATTGATTTTTGGTTACTACAAAAACTATGAAAACACCTGGGTATTGATCGGCAGCGATGAGTGGAAATCAAGCTGGGCCACAGTGGTCAGCGAAAATGCACCAACCACACTCACAGCCAACGCCAACCTTTACATCAATGGCAGTCTGGTAGCAGTGCCTACAGCACCTGACAACAACATTGCAGGCCTAGCCAACAACATCAACAGTGCTGCTATCACAGGTGTCACAGCAGCAGAAATCAGCGGCAAGCTGTATATTTTTGCTGACAGTACAGCTGGCAGCGATGGCAGTACATTGACCAACAATGGTTTTATTGAAATTGAACAAGGTCCCAACAGTGGAGCTGCATTGCTCACAGCCCTGGGAATTTCTACCAACGCTTATCCTGCACCAGAATACCTGTCGGCCTATAGCTATCAAGCCCCACGCTGGAGAACCACAGATGTTCAAGGTGGCCGCCCCACTGGGTCTGTTTGGCAAAACGTCAGTGCTGCCAACAATGGCATGAATGTCAGTATCAAGAAGTATGATTCTGCATTGGCTACATTTGTGGCACAACCTTGCCCAGAATATATAGATGATGGCACGGCTCTGTTTGGACTTGATCCTTCGGGTGGCGGTCGCAACATCCCAGCAGGTACAACTTACATTGCTCTAACTGGTATCGCATCTCCGGCTTTGGTTCCGCTGACCACTTTTGAATACACAGTGTACGAACGTTTTGCCAGCGGCGCCACAGAAGTCACAGGAACCACAGTGGTGAGTTCTGGTACACCATTCACTGGTGGCGACACATTCACACTCACAGCTACCATTCCAGGCACCACTGACGCCAATACTGCCACAGTGACCATTGGTGGATCTGGACCTGTGGGAGTATCGCAATTTATTTCTGGTGTTAGTGCAGCCAATGTTGCCAATGTGTCATGCACATTGAATTCAGCAGGTAACTTGGTGTTTATACATTCAGCAGGCGGTACCATTGCTCTTGAACAAACATCAGCAGTGGAGGCAGCTGGTTTTGATGCCAACACCCCCAAAGTACGCGACGCAGTCAGCAACGGTGTGGCTGTTTATATTCTCAGTAACTTTGTGACAACACCTCTGTTTGAGTACACTGCTAGCTTGACTGCCCCTGATCAAGATCCTGACAACGGTCGCTTGTGGTATTACAGCACAGTGAGCGATGTTGATATCATGATCCAAGACAACGGGACTTGGCAAGGATACCAAAATGTCACCAATGATGTACGTGGATACGATCTAAGCCTGACCAATGCCAGTGGACCAATTATCAGTGCATCCGCTCCGCTGACACAGAACGACGCAGCTGAAAGTCCGTTACAGTTGGGTGATCTCTGGGTTGATACCAGTGATTTGGAAAACTATCCCAAGCTTTATCGTTGGGAAAGTGTTGACAGTGTGCAGCAATGGGTAGAAATTGACACTACTGATCAAGTAACATCCAATGGCATTTTGTTTGCTGATGCTCGTTGGGCACCCAATGGAAACACAGATCCAGTGGCTGACCCATTCCCAACAATTGAAAGCCTGTTGGTGAGTGATTATCTTGACCTTGACGCACCTGATCCAGCATTGTATCCTCAGGGCATGTTGTTGTTTAACACACGCCGCAGCGGGTACAACGTCAAAGAGTTTACAACCTATCTTGACGAGCAAAACTTCCCAGACATTCCAAGCTGGATTCCGGATCAGACCTATCCAGCTGTGTCTACTACCTGGCTCACGGCCAGTGGCAACAAAGACAATGGTGCCATGTGGAGTGGACGTCAAGCGCAACGTCAATTGATCGTTGAGGCCTTGAAAGCAGGTATTGACACCAGCATTGCTGCAAGAGAAGAACAAAATCAATTCAACTTGATAGCCACACCGGCCTATCCTGAATTGACACAGAACATGATTGCACTAAGCAATGAACGCAACAATACTCTGTTTGTTGTGGCAGACACACCCATGCGTCTAGACTCCACAGGCAACAGCCTGGTAGAGTGGGCAACCAACAACAATGGGCTGGGTCTACTGACCGAAGATGGCAACAATGCTGTCAGCAACTATGCCGCAGCGTTCTATCCCAGCTGTCAGACCAATGATCTGTCAGGTAACACTGTGGTAGCACCGCCCAGCCACATGATGGTGAGAACCATACTGCGCAGCGATGCTGTAAGTTACCCATGGTTAGCACCAGCTGGTACACGTCGTGGTGTGGTTGACAATGCCAGTGCCATTGGCTATATTGATGCTACAACTGGTGAGTTCCAGCAGATTGGTGTGAGCCAAGCTGTGCGCGACATCCTGTATGAGCGCAACATCAACCCAATCACGTTTATCCCGGGTGTGGGCATTGTTAACTTTGGTAACAAAACCACAGCTACAGCTACAACAGCATTGGATAGAATCAACGTGGCACGTTTGGTGGCATTCTTGCGTGGTAGACTGGAAGAAATTGGCAAGCAGTTCTTGTTTGAACCCAATGACGAGCTCACACGCAATGAGATTTCCAACGTGATTGACAGCTTGATGATTGACCTGGTGGCCAAACGAGCCTTGTATGATTATCTGGTGGTGTGCGATCAAAGCAACAACACTCCGGCCAGAATTGATCGCAACGAACTTTGGGTTGACATAGCTATTGAGCCTGTGAAAGCTGTGGAATTCATTTACATTCCGCTGCGTATCAAGAACACAGGCGAAATAGCAGCAGGTAATTGATGAGGAACAGCCTAAAAAATGGTGGCCAAAAAATTGGTCACCATTATAGGTAAATAAAAGTATAGGAGAACAAAATGGCAGTTTCATCATTACAAAGAATGACAGTACCCATAGCAGCCGCGGGCGATCAAAGCAACGGCAGCCAGGGCCTGTTGATGCCCAAACTAAAGTACCGCTTTAGAGTGTTTTTTGAAAACTTTGGAACAACTTCGCCCACAAGCGAACTCACCAAACAAGTGATCAATATCACTAGACCCAATCTCACTTTTGAAGAGATTGCGCTGCCCATTTACAACAGCACTTTGAAATTGGCAGGCAAGCCCACCTGGGCAGACATCACCTGCAGCATCAGAGATGATGCCACTGCTTCGGTATCCAAGTTGGTGGGACAACAGCTTCAGAAGCAGATGGATTTCTTGGAAATGGCTTCGGCTGCTGCTGGTATTGATTACAAATTCAAAACAGTGATTGAAGTCCTGGACGGCGGCAACGGCACAGCAGCTCCTGTGGTATTAGAAGCATGGGAACTGTATGGTTGCTATCTCAAGGGCGCCAACTACGGTGACATGAACTACGGCAGCAACGAAGCAGTGACTATTGAATTATCCATTGCTTACGACAACGCAGCACAGAGCCAAGCGGCTGCTCTTCAGACCAGTGGTGTTGGTATTGGTCTAAATATTGGACGAGCACTTGGATCAGTTGTGACTGGCGTTGCTTCATCCAACAGCGTCTAATCTGTGCCTTTTTTTGGCCAAAATCCTTTTCAAGGCCTTGGCGAAGGAATAACACAAGGCTTATTTGGAACGTCTTACTTGCGCGATTATACTCACGCAAGTAAGACCTTTACCACCAACGGATTTGAATTAAAGCCCAGATACAAATTTTTGTATCATGTGAGTTTTACCATCAACACAGAAATTCCTGCACTCAACAGTATATTTGCCACACGTGACATTTACAATCTAAGTTATATTGTCAAATCAATCACACTGCCTCAGTACAATATCAAACACGAAACACTGAATCAGTACAACCGCAAAAGACTGGTGCAGACACAGATTCAATACGAACCAATATCCATAACTTTTCACGACGACGCTGGCGACAACAGTAGATTGCTGTGGTACAATTATTACTCATACTACTACAAAGACGCAACGCAGCCCTATACCAACGCTCCGGCTATAAACGGCAGTCCAGGCAACAATCAGGTGCAGGTAAGAGGGTCAGGCAATTGGCCGCGCAATCTATACGACCACACACAGACCAACTATGATTGGGGTTTCATTGGCGAAGCGTTCAACGATGGCCAGACTCCAGGCGGATCAGGCAAACCTCCGTTTTTCAAAGACATAAGAATTTATGGGTTGGATCAAAAAAAAGCAGCCACATATATCTTGATAAATCCCATAATCACACGATTTGGGCATGACACATACAATTATTACGAAAGCAGTGGTACCATGCAAAACACCATGACCATTGCCTATGAGACAGTGAAATACTACAACACAGTAGTGGGCACCAGTCGTCCCAGTATCAATGTACAGGGTTTCGCAGATCCCGCGCACTACGACACCACACTGAGTCCATTGGCCACACCAGGCGCACAACGCAACGTTTTTGGTCAAGGCGGTTTGTTGGATGCTGGTGGCGGTATCTTGGAAGATCTACAGCAGGGTGGTCCGGCTGGCTTGATTGGTGCTGCGCTCAAGGCCGGCACCACTTACAACACTTTCAAAGGTGCTGATTTGGCCAGCATTGCTACCAGTGAAAGTTTGGGCTTGGGCACACAAGCAGTGTCGCAAGGCATTAGAAACAACGGTGGTCGGGTATTCCCCACAGCCACCAATCCGCCAACCAACTGATAGACATGGCAAGTATCAACGAAATCAACCGCAACATTGATCAAACCGTGAGAGTGTTTGACACGTTCTATCGTAACGAACTGTCAATTCCAGCCAATGAATATGATCTAGTATACAGTTATTTTAGAAGCCAGATTGACAATGACATCACTGCCGGCAATTTCACAGTGAGTCTGTTTCAGGTGGCCAAGGACACTCGCATTGCACCCTTGGTGTTGCTGCAAGAGTTTGAAAACAACGGCACTGGCATCAATCTCACTGCTAACCTAGCGTACTATCTCAATCTCATCAGAAATCGTGCCACCTTGTTGGGCGTACAAGTTGCAGTGCAGCCTAACTTCTACGCACAGCAATTGGTACTGCAATGAGCAAGTGGGCACAGGGCAGCTATCAAATTGTCAACCCCAACAAATACGTAGGTAAGAACACTCCACGTTACCGTTCGGGCTGGGAATTCAGCTTCATGAGATTTTGCGATCTCAATGACCATGTGTTGCAGTGGGCCAGCGAGAGCATACACATTCCCTATCGCAATCCACTCACTGGCAAACAGACCATCTACGTGCCTGACTTTCTCATCATGTATCGCAACAAAGACAACACTGTGCGAGCCGAAGTGATAGAAATCAAACCCAAAAAACAAAGTGTGATTGAAAGCAAACAGAGTGTGCGTGATCGTGCCGCAGTGGCCGTGAACTATGCCAAATGGGACGCTGCTACCAAGTGGTGCCGCAGTCAAGGCCTACATTTTAGAGTCATCACCGAAGACGACATGTTTAGAAACGGGCGCAAATAGCCGCTAAATACGGCATGACCCGTAAACTTGAACAGTTGTTTGACTTACCTCCCAGCCCTGAAGAAATTGATGCTGCCATACCCGACTTGGCAGAAAACCGTGTGACTCTGAAGGAAATTGATGCCACCATTGACAAGATTGATGCTGCGCTGCCTGGCGTGCGCGGGCTAGAGGCCACAGATCAAGAAATGGATAATTTGGCCATCATGGCTGAAGCCAGCTACAAAGATCTCATGGATCTGGGCATGCAGGTGGATTCAAGGTTTGCCAGCGAGATATTTGGTGTGGCCAGCAACATGCTGGGGCATGCCATCACAGCCAAGACAGCCAAGCTAGACAAAAAACTCAAGATGATTGATCTCCAGTTGAAGAAAATGCGTTTGGATCAACAGGCCGCTCGCGGCGACGCTGGCGCAGTATCGCCTGTACAGCAAGGCAACGGCGTGGTGTTGAGCCGCAACGATCTCTTGGAGCGAATCCTGGGCCGTAAAGATCAAAAAGCTGAAAAAGAATAAATAAGGAATAGGACACTGATATGAAAACATTTGCCAAATACCTTGCTGAATCTGAACGTACTTACAGTTATCGTATCAAAATGGTAGGTGATGTACCTGCTGGATTTGTACGTGAACTAAAAGAAAAGTTGGCGCAGTTTGACGTGATCAAAATGTCAGATGCCAAGACCACACCAGTGCGAAAAGTCAATCCAGACTTTCCAGCTTTCCCCAACGAAAGCATGAGCATCGTTGATGTGGAGTTTAGATATCCTGCCATTGAACCCCAGATCAAACAGATTGCTCAGATCATGGGCTTTGATCCCAATCGCATCGTGATGAACACTGTTGGTTACGAAGATAGTCTGCGCGACGAGTCAGACAAGATTGACGATGAAAACAAAGATCTCTTGAAGGATACAGAATATCCTGCCCCAGACAGCGAACAGCGAGCACTCAAGAAAGATTATGCAACCGGACCCTATGACCATGCTGTGTTGAAAAATGCCTATCGCAGTGACTTCACTGTGGCAGGTGGAAAGACACCGCCAGCCAAGACCACAAATGATTTGCCACTGGGTACCAAGAGTCCCATGACCACAATCAAACGACCACCCAAGCCTGCCACTGGCGCTAACCCAAGAGGATAACATGTCATTTTTTTACGATCTCAACAAAAAACTAGCTGCAATTTCTGATAATCCACAGCAGCTCAACGAAGACAGAAAACCACATCCGCAAGAATTAGAAATGGATGCAAAGGTTCGCTCAATGGGCATACAACAACGTGCTGATCAAGCCGAAAAGAACTTGTCAACACGTCGTGCTGAACCAAAGACTGTTGGTCAAAAGATTGCCAAAGACATTGGCGGTCCACTAAAGAAATTGGCCAAAGGTGACATCAGAGGCGCATTGAGCGAAGAAGGCAATGATGGCAATCTGGCCAACAATGCCAAACCCTACGACAAAATCACAAGAGGTGATGTGATTGCTGGTCGCCTTGGCAAGGACGAAATGGGTGGCAAAAAGCATCCAGGCC